AAAGATTTTGTTGAATACGGAGAAGATAACAACTATTTCCAATACTTAATAGATAGGTTTTTATATTCAAATACAAATCACGCTATTATAACAGGTGTTTCTAATATGATTTATGGAAAGGGTCTTGACGCTACCGATTCAAATAGAAAGCCTAATGAGTATGCTCAAATGGTTTCTATTGTAAAAAAGGATTGTTTGCGTAAAGTTGCATTAGAGCGTAAACTTCTTGGAATGGCTGCAATGCAGATTATTTATTTAAACGGAAAGGTAAAATCTGTTGAGCATTTTCCAATGCACACTTTAAGGGCAGAAAAATGTAATGACAAAGGCGAAATTGAAGCGTGGTTTTATCATCACGATTGGGCAAATTACAGAAAGGGAGATGTTTTAAAACGTATTCCTGCTTTTGGTTTTGGTAACGGAAGAGAAGTTGAGTTGTATATTATTAAGCCTTATATTTCAGGTTACCATTATTACACTCCAATAGATTATTCGGGTGCTTTGCCATATGCGATGCTCGAGCAAGAAATTTCTGATTACTTGATTAACGATGTAATGAATGGTTTTAGCGGTACAAAAGTAATTAACTTTAATAACAATATACCACCTGAAGAAAAAAGACAAGAAGTAGCAAACGAGGTTAAACGTAAATTAACAGGTAGTAAAGGGGACAAGGTTATTGTATCTTTTAACGCAAGTGCTGAAAACAAAACCACAGTTGATGATATTCCTTTAAATGATGCTCCTGCTCACTATGAGTATTTAGCAAAAGAATGTTTTGAAAAACTAATTGTAGGGCATAGAGTTACAAGTCCAATGCTTTTAGGAATTAGAGATACAGGCGGTGGATTAGGAAATAATGCTGATGAAATTGAAACTGCTACAAGATTATTTGACAATATTGTTATTAGACCATACCAATTAGAAATCATTGAAGCTATTGACGAAATACTATCTATAAACGGAATCGCTTTAAACCTATATTTTAAGACGATACAGCCACTTGATTTTATAGACGTAAATACTATGAACGCAGAAACAAACGAAGAGGAAACAGGTGTTAAAATGTCATCTGACAAGGTTTGTTGTTCTACTGAAGATTCTTTAGATGATGAAACAGCACAAAGTTTAATTGACTTGGGCGAACTTGAAAATGAAAATTGGTTATTAATTGATGAAAGCGAAGTTGACTATGATAATGATGATAATGAAAACGAATTATTAAATAAAGAACCAAAACAAAGTTTGTTATCTAAAGTTTACAATTTTGTAAGTACAGGAATTGCAAGACCAAACGCAAAATCTGACCAAGATGAAAACATTGATGGTGTTCGTTTTATAACTCGTTATGTTTATGCAGGTGAAAATTCTGATAATACTCGTTTATTTTGTAAAAGAATGACAGAAGCTGACAAGATATATCGTAAAGAAGATATTTTAAGAATGTCTGAAGCAGCAGTTAACAAAGGTTGGGGTCCACGTGGTGCTGATACGTATTCAATTTGGCTTTATAAAGGCGGCGGTGCGTGCCACCATAGATGGAATAAAAGAGTTTATGCAAGTTTTGAAGGTGTTAACATTGACGTTAATTCACCAAAAGCAAGAATAATAGCAGGTCGTACTGCTGAAAAATACGGATATACAATTAAGAATCCTGAATTGGTTTCACAACGTCCGATAGATATGCCGAACAAAGGATTTTTACCTAAAAACAATTAAGAAATGGCTTACGCATTACTAATAAGTACAGACGATGTAAAAAGATTTACAATACTAAATGGAAATTTAGATGTAGATGATTTTATTCAATATATAAAAATAGCACAAGATATAACTATCCAAAACTATTTAGGAACTGATTTATACAATAAGTTTCAAACATTGATTATAAGTGGAGATATTAACTTAATTGGGAATCTTAAATATAAGAATCTTTTAACGGAGTATATAAAGCCTATGTTAATTCATTTTGCGATGGTTCAGTATTTACCTTTTGCAGCTTATACAATAGCTAATAAAGGAGTATTTAAACATACTGCTGAAAACTCTACAAGTGTAGAAAAAAACGAAATAGATTACTTGGTTGAGAAAGAACGTGATATTGCTCAACACTATACGCAAAGATTCATAGATTTTATGTGTTTTAATAATCAAAATTTTCCTGAATATAATAGTAACTCAAATGGCGATATGTACCCTGACACAGATAACTTCTTTGGCAGTTGGGTTTTGAATTTGTTATTATTTTTTAGTATATTTATATAATCATTAAATTTAAAGCGTATGCAAACAGAAATTTGGAAGCCAATAAGTGTATACAATGGCTATTATGAAGTTAGTAATTTAGGTAGGGTTAGAAGCGTTACAAGAAAAATTGAACGAACAGACCCAAAAAACATTAGCAAAACAAGACTATTTAGTTATGAAGGTAAGTTAGTTCCTTTTTGGATAACAAAAAATGGTTATTGTAGATGCACATTATATATTAACGGAATAAAGAAAAATCATTTAGTACATAGATTAGTCGCAGATGCCTTTCTATTAAATGAAGAAAAAAAAGAAACAGTAAATCATATTAACTGTGTAAAAACTGATAATAGATTAGAAAATTTAGAATGGTCAACTATAAAAGAAAATTATTTGCATTCAGTTGAAAATGGTAAACAAATAAATTCTCTTAAAAATTTAGAAAGAAAAAATAAAATTGTTTATGAAAGTTCAAAATCATAAGAAAACAAGAAAAAAAGTAGGTAGTTATAATAAACCAAAACAAGAAAACAAAAAGAAGTTAGAAATCTTTTTAAGTAAATATGACAAAAAATAAAGATTGGGGCAAAGCAAGTGAAAATAATATTGGTTGGGGTGCTTCTGAAATAAATAAAATATATTTTGGTTACATTTACAAAACAACAAATAGCGGTACAACCTTTTTAAGCAAAATAGCATTATTAACAATAGACAGTATAAGCAAAACAGTAGATTCAATAAAAACAACAATAGATAATTTAAACCAATGGCTCAAGAAATAATTAATGTAGGAACAAATCCTAACGACGGAACAGGAGATACTTTAAGAGGTGCGTTTGTAAAGACTGATAATAACTTTACTGATTTATATACCAATAAACAAAATACTCTTATATCAGGAACTAACATAAAAACAGTAAATTCAACTTCTTTATTAGGTAGTGGTAATGTTTCTGTTCAACCAACTTTAGTTAGTGGTACTAACATAAAAACAATAAACGGAAATAGTCTTTTAGGAAGTGGAGATTTAGCTATTAGTGGCGGTATTACAGGAAGTGGTACTGATAATTATATTCCAAGATTTAACGGAACAACAGCGCTTGAAAACAGTATTATTTTTGACGATGGCACAAACGTAGGAATTGGAACTGCAAGTCCAATAAGTAAATTTAATTTAGTTGGTGGAGCAGCTTCTTTTGATTTTGGTGGTTTTGCTAATATACCTGCTATAAAATTACTTGCTTCAGGTGATGAACCTACTTTAAGGTTTTATAGACCATCAGGAACCACTCCAAACGCTCGTATTTTTCAAATACAAAATACAGTAGGAGATTTAACTTTTGGTTACGCATTAGCTAATAAATATTCAGAAAGTTCTTTTACTGAAGCTATGAGGATTACTTCTATAGGAAGTGTAGGTATTGGAACAACTTCACCTTTGGCAAAACTTAACGTAGTTGGAACATCAGCTTTTATATCCGATTTTGCATTTGTTGAAGTAACAAATGAAGCTATTTATATGGGTGGTAAAAATTCTTCAGGAATGGCTTTAGAAGATGGTTTATCTTCGTTTGGTCATAATCCGGGAGGGGATTTTCGCGGTGTTCGTGCTAATTATGATCAAGGAGTTTGGTTTACAAATGAATCAGGAAATAAATTAGGTCTTGAGCCTATTGATAATGAATTATTTGTAGAGGGAATGATTCAAACATCATCTGTTCCTTCTAATATATTAACTCCAAATTCTTGGATAAAAGTTTATAATTATGATGACAGTACAACTTATTTTTTACCTGTTTACCTATAAAATAAAAAAATATGATAACTTACAAATGGACAATTTCGGCTTTTGATTGCAAAGCTATTTTAGAAGATTTAACAGACGTTGTTTATAACGTACATTGGAGATATGAAGCTACAAAAAAAGATATTGTAGTTTCTACTTATGGAGTTTTAATTCTTGAAAATCCAAACAAAGATAATTTTATTTCTTTAAACGAATTAAAAGAAACTGATGTTATTGCTTGGTGTGAATCAAAATTAGACGTTAACGAATTAAATACAAATTTGGAAAGTCAAATTAATTTAATTGAAAACCCAACTGAAAAAACAATTAACAACCCTTTTGAAATTAAAAAATAATGGAAAATTTACAAATAATTGAACAAGCTATAAACATAGCAGTTACAAAAGGTGCTTATAACTTACAAGAAATAGATGCTATTTTAAAGGCTTTAAAAGAATTAATTAAAGATAAAGAATTAACTAAAAATGAAGACGTATCTTAATTATTTTTTTAGCGGTTTAATATTATTCTTTGCACCGATTCAGGGTTTATTAATTGCAGTTGCTTTTGGTATATTCCTTGATACTTTTACAGGTATTTTTAAGAGTGTTAAACTAACAGGGTGGCGTTCTATTCGCTCAAGAACATTATCCAATATAGTTAGCAAAATGCTTTTATATCAAATTACTATTTTATTATTATATGTAATTGATAATTTTTTATTAAATGAATTTGTGTTACAACACTTTACTATAAAATTTATGTTTACTAAATTAGTTGCAATACTTTTAATTTTTATTGAACTTGTAAGCATTAAAGAAAATGTAGAATCAGCTTTAAAAATTGATATTTGGAAAATGCTAAAGAATTTATTAAACCGAGCAAAAGAAGTTAAAGCAGATATTAACGAAATAAAATAAAATGCGAGATATTAAATATATTGTAATTCATTGCACAGCTTCGCAACCAAACACAAAAAAAGAAGCTATTTTAAGCTATTGGAAAAATACTTTAAAATGGAAAACAGTAGGCTACCATAGATTGATTGATGCAAACGGAGTTATTCACGAACTTGCAAAATTTGAACAAATTACAAACGGAGTTAAAGGATATAATTCAGAATCTATACACTTCAGCTACATTGGTGGTATTGATGAATCAGGAAGACCAAAAGACACAAGAACTTTAAAACAAAAAGAAAGTTTATTATATTTAGTTAAACAAGCTAAAAAACAATTTCCTAATGCTATTGTTCAAGGGCATAAAGATTTTAAAGGGGTTGCAAAGGCTTGTCCGAGTTTTGAAGCTAAAAACGAATATAAAGCGATTTAAGACACTATTTTATGAAATACATATATTTACTTACTTTTATCATTTTAGCGTCTTGTGGCTCACGTAAGGTAGCTATAAACAAACAAGAGAAAGAAGTTGAAACTAAAATTGTAGAAAACAAAGTAACAACTGATAGTTCAAATGTTGAAATTAAATTTAATTATGAATTGGATATTTTTACAGTAGAAGCTAAAGATAATTTAAAGCCTTTTACATATAATAACAAAACGTATTTTAACGTCGTTTTAAGACACGAAAATAAAAAAGATAATACTTTGTATAAAAAAGATATTAGAGTTGTTAAAAACGAAAGCAAAGTATCAAATATCAAATCTAAAGAAGTAATTAAACAAAAGAATACTGAAAAAGACAATTATAATGTTAAATATTATATATTATTTTTAATTATATTATTATTAATTATATATTATATTCTTAAAAGATATTTAAGAGTTATATAAATATTATATATATTATTATTATATATTATTATATTAAAATAAGCGTGTACGCACGAGGATTAAAAACTTCACTTATTAATCATTTTGTTAATAACTATTATTTACATTTGTATTAATGAAAATTAAACGCTCCACAATAGTCAAGAATTTAGATACTGTATTTAGTCAATACATACGTTTGCGTTATGCAAAAAATGAGATTGCTGAATGTGTAACTTGTGGAAAAAAAGACCATTATAAAAAACTACAATGCGGTCACTTTCAATCCCGAAGACATTACTCAACACGATGGGACGAAAACAACGTAGGAGTTCAATGTTACGGATGCAATATTTCAAATCAGGGGCAGCAGTTTTTATTCGCTAAACATTTAGGATTAGAACTTGCTGAAGAAATGGTTTTAAAATCAAAGCAAATTGTTAAATTCTCTGACAACGATTTGCAAGATATGATACAACACTACAAAGATAAGTTAAAAGAATTTTCTTGATATTTCTAATTGTTTCTAATTGTTTGAATTGGGTA